ATAAAAAATAAATCTTTATATAGTAAAATTAAAAAAATATATACAAGTGTTTTAAATGGTAAGGAAACTCCTGATCCTAAAATGCTAGAAAGTATTTTTACTGATATATCAAAAATATATAATGCAAATAAATCTAATTATGGAGCAGGTAAATCTATGCCAGAAAATTTAGATTTATTTGTAAAATACGTATTTCTTACGGGAAATGAAATAGATACTTTAACTAATGGAATATCTGCTGCTGAAGAAATTCATAATAGTATAAATCCAAATGGAAGAATTATTAGAGATGAATCATTTGATAAAATAAGAGCAAAAGCAGTAGAACTAATAAAGAAATTTGGAATATCATTACAACCAGATAATTGGTGTCCAGGCGATGTTTATTTAGTTATTGATAAAGCTTCAGAATCTAAAGCTTTAAAAGCGCAAGAACTTAATATAGGTAAAGATAGTTTAAATAGTTTATTTAAAAAAACAGATGGCATAATTGCTATATCTCTCAAAGAAGAAATTGCTCAAGCTGGTAAAGCTACTACTTTTAAAGATAATGTATTTAAAAGAACTTTTAATGCGCCCGTTCAACCAGATGAATTATACGGTACTTCAGATAATAAAAATTTAGCAAAACTTTCTGCTAGTATAGAAAGATTTCAAGCTTATTATACAGGCAAAGACAAATCAGGTAAACGATCTCAAAGTTATAAAAATAGTATAACATCAAATGGAGCTATACATAAATCAGTAAATGCTATATTATTAGCCGCTAAATTTCCGAAAATAACTACAAATGATATAAAAGAAAAAGATCAATCTGAACAGAAATTTTATAAAGCAAATAAAAGCATATTTGATAATTTAGAAAAAGCAGTAAATATTTTACAATCAAATTTAATCACTGGTGATGCAGCATTAAAAGTAAAAAAGAATTTTATAGATAGTAGAAATAAGTTTATAAAATATTTATCTAAATATAAAGTTGAAATAGATACTGAGAATAGCACTTCATTTGAAAAACAAATTGAAAAAGACAATAAAGATTATATTCCTGTATTGTCAAAAAAAATAGCAACATATGAATTAGCTTCTACTATTATTGAAAAATGGTCAGATAAAAATGCAGAAATATCACCAGCGTATAAAAAAATACAAGAGATTACCAATCCATTTGTCGCATTAACTGCATATGCTATTGCAGAAGCTGGAATATCTCCTAGTTTTTGGAAAGTAATAGGAAGTTCATCAAACTTATCAGGAGCCCATTCAGATTTTTTTAATTCAAAAGCTATTGTAGATATAGATTCAAAAACATCTAAAATTAAATTAGCTGATTCACCAAAACAATCTGGATTTGTATTATCATACACTACTATTTTAGGAAAAGATAAATATTCAACTAATTTAGTATTTAGATTTAGTAGCGCAGAAATAAGAATTGAAGTACAAAAATTTGAAAAAATATAAAAATGTCATTCAATATACAAAAATATCTAATAGAAAATAATCTGACTATCATAAGTAAGCGTAGAATCTCCGAAGATGTAGATCCAGACGAAACTCCTGAACCTACTAAAGACGATATGAAGAGTACTGACAAAGAGATGAGAGACTTGGATAAAAATAAAAAACAACTGGCTCAACTACAAGCTAAAGCAAAAGACATAATTTTTAAATATACAATCGATACTCCGCAAGGCAGAAAAATAAAAGGCAGCATTACTGATTACAAAAAAGCTATAGGAGACATTCCTAAAAAAATAAAAGAATTAGAGAAAAAAATAAAAGCAGTAGAAAATCCAACAACAGATGATACAGATGAACAAGACTAATAATAAGATAGTTATCAATGCAGTTATAGGAACTTTATTAATTTGTATATTAATTTATTTAGCAATTCCACAACCTAGTATGCCTGTAGATTTAAAAGCACGCATAGATTCTTTAACCGTCGCTAATAAAAAATTAATGGAGTCTCAAAATCGAATAGATAGTTCTATTTCTGCTTACGAATATAAAATAGAAAAAATTGATTCTCAAATAAGTAATACCAAAAATAAGTCAACTATAATTAACAAATATTATACAAATCTTGGTCAACAAATAGATCAATATCAACCAACACAAATAGATTCATTTTTTAAATCACGTTATAATTATTAAAAATGCAAGTAGTATTTCCAAACCCACAAGAAGTTATTGTAATACCAGAAAGAAAACAACTGTTATCATGCATGAATGTTATATGCGTAAATGATTTTCCAGATAGGAAATTAGTACAGGCCCAAATTCAAGAGATTGGCATGGTGGTTTTATGGAGAGACGCTGAATACGACGAAATTGGACAATGGACTGATGATGATGTAATAAACAGAATAATAGAATTATATGCATAAAATAAAATTAATCTTATTAATATTGGTAATTCCTATAGTGGCTAAAACCCAAGACACTATTAAAATTCCAACGCCGGTTGCAAAGCAGATGGCAAAGGACTTTATTAGCTGTGATAGTACTAAAGCCATACTACAAATTATAAAAGAAGAACTATTGCTTACACAGCAAAAAGTCGTATTGAAAGATACTGTCATTTTAAATTATATTATAAAAGATAGTATGTATGAGCATATTATATTAAATGAACAACAGAAATTCAATTTACAAAATACGTACGTAAATCGCATTGAGCGAGATAATAAAAAATTAAAAATTAAACTGACTCTTTGGAAAACTAGCTTTTATTTAGGCGTAGCGGGTACTATTTTTGCGTATTTCTATTTCACCAAATAGATATATAGTTGCATTGACCGAATAAAATATATATTTATAAATTAAAGGTAATTCGTGTCAGAGCAAATAAGCATAAAAGAAAAAATAAAAGAGGAGTTCATCAAATGCGCTTCTGATCCTGTGTACTTCATGAAGAAGTATTATACGATTCAGCATCCTCAAAGAGGTAGACAGTTATTCGATCTCTATCCTTTCCAAGAAAAGGTTCTTCGCTTATTTCAAAAATACCCCGATTCTATAATAAATAAATCCCGACAATTAGGTATTTCTACGCTAGTATCGGCCTATTCTCTTTGGTTGATGATATTCAACAAAGACAAGAACATTCTTGTAATTGCAACGAAGCAAGACACTGCAAAAAACATGGTTACAAAAGTAAGATTTGCTTATGATAACCTACCAGTTTGGTTAAAAATTGGAACTGGGGCAACAGAAAATAATAGACTCAGTTTACGATTAGCGAACGGCTCACAAATCAAAGCTGTATCAGCAGCTGGTGATTCAGGTCGTTCTGAAGCCGTATCTCTACTTGTAATAGATGAAGCTGCGTTTATTGACAATATCGATACAATATACACTGCTGCTAAAATGACATTGGCAACTGGTGGTGGATGCATAGCTCTTTCTACTCCTAACGGCGTTGGTAATTGGTTTCATAAGACATATACAGAAGCACAAAAACAAGATAATAATTTTATTCCTATATCATTACCATGGAGTGTCCATCCAGAACGTCAACAAGACTGGAGAGACAAACAAGATATAGATTTGGGCAAAAGAAATGCTGCTCAAGAGTGTGATTGTTCGTTCCTTAGTTCTGGTAATACAGTAATCGAACCGGATATTCTTACGTGGTACGAACAGAACATGATATGCGATCCTCAAGAAAAAAGAGGGCCTGATAAAGCATATTGGATTTGGGAATATCCCGATCCTATGAGATATTACGTTATTATTGCTGACGTCGCTCGTGGAGATGGATCAGATTTCTCAGCGTTTCATGTTATAGACATAGAAACTATGACTCAAGTTGCAGAATATAAATCTCAAATAGGTACAAGAGAATACGCTAATGTCCTCATTGCTGCTGCAACAGAATACAATCAAGCATTATTAGTAGTTGAAAACGCGAATATTGGTTGGGACGTGGTACAATCCATAGTAGAAAGCGGTTATTCAAATATTTATTATAGTCTAAGATCGGAAGGAAATTCAGATTTTAGCACATATTTGAATAAATTTGAAAGATCTGATGGTCTAGTACCAGGTTTTACCACATCTCTAAAATCAAGACCTCTAGCAATAGAGAGAATGAGAGATGTTATAGAAAAAAAGCTTGCGACTATCAAATCAGTTAGATTGCTAGAAGAGCTTAGAGTTTTTATTTGGAAGAATAACAAACAACAAGCAATGAATGGTTATAATGATGATCTCGTTATACCATTTGCAATAGCAATGTATCTTAGAGAGACTTCATTGAGATATAAAAAAACTGCTGAAAGTCTAACTTACAGTGCATTAAGCAACTATACAAAAACAACAGGCGATATGCCTCTTTATAATTCAAATAGTCATATGAATCAAAATCCATGGACTATGCAAATCAGTAACTCACAAGGACAAGATACTCAAGATCTAACTTGGTTAATATAACATTATGGCAGAACAACAACCACAAAAACAGAATAATTTATTTTCTACACTTAGAAGATTATTTTCTACAGATGTAATAATAAGAAATGATGGCGAAGGGTCTCTCAAAGTAATCGATGTTGATCGTATTCAAAATAATGGTGTTATTCAAAATAACTCTTTAGTCGATAGATTTCATAAGATTTACACTACTTCGACTGCATACGGAGTTAATCTAAACTTGGCGCAAAACTACCAATCAGCCAGGGTTCAAATATATGCTGATTATGATGCTATGGATACCGATGCAATAGTAGCATCAGCCTTAGATATTTTAGCTGACGAATGTACGCTTAAAAATGAACAGGGTGAAGTTTTACAAATCAGATCATCAGATGAGAATATACAAAAAATATTATACAATTTATTCTATTCGGTGTTAAATATAGAATTTACTATGTGGGGATGGATAAGAAACATGTGCAAATACGGAGATTTTTATTTGAAACTTGAAATAGCAGAAAAATATGGAGTGTATAATGTTATTCCATTCTCAGCTTATAATGTAATTAGGCAAGAAGGATATAACCCAACGAATCCAAATGAAGTACGTTTTAAATATGATCCTCTTGGTGCACTTGGAACAACATCAGGATTTTCTTCAGCTTACAATAATGAAGATCCAGGAGTTTATTTCGATAATTATGAAATGGCTCACCTTAGATTAACTGGCGACGTAAATTATCTGCCTTATGGAAGGTCTTATTTGGAACCTGGAAGAAAGCTATTTAAACAATACACGCTTATAGAAGATGCGATGTTGATCCATCGTATTACAAGAGCACCGGAGCGTAGAACTTTCTATGTAAATGTAGGAGCAATTCCTCCAAACGAAGTAGAAAACTACATGCAAAGAATGATTAATAAGATGAAGAAGACTCCGCTTATTGATCCTCAAACTGGCAATTATAATCTAAAATATAATCAACAAAATCTATTGGAGGATTTCTTTATTCCTGTTAGAGGTGGAGATACTACTACGAAAATAGATACCGCTAAAGGATTAGAGTATAATGCAATAGAAGACGTACAATATTTTAGAGAGAAACTATTTGCAGCTCTTAAGATTCCTAAAGCTTTCATGGGTTACGAAAAAGATTTGACAGGTAAAGCTACATTAGCAGCTGAAGATATACGTTTCGCAAGAACAGTAGAAAGACTACAAAGAATAGTTATATCTGAAATGACTAAAATAGCACTAGTACATTTATACGCTCATGGGTATACTAATGAATCAGCAGCTAATTTTACGCTATCTCTAACTAATCCATCAATCATTTACGAGCAAGAAAGAATTGCTCTTTTTAAAGAGAAAGTTGCTTTGGCAAAAGATGCGATGGACGGTAATCTACTTCCTAAAGATTTCATTTACGATAAGATATTCCAATTCTCTGAAGATCAATACGCTGAAATGGAAGACTTAATAGTGGAAGATAAGAAAAAAGCATTTAGATTAAAACAAATAGAGGAAGAAGGAAACGATCCAGCCGAAACAAATCAAGTATTTGGAACTCCACATCAATTAGCCAGCTTGTATGGTGGCAAAGGAGATGGTCCATTAGATCTGCCTACGGGATACGACGAAACTAATGTGCAAGATGGCCCTGGAAGACCAAAAAAATACCAATCTAAAATTGGAACAGACGCATCGGCATTTGGTAGAGACGCTATTGGTAAAAAAGATATGAAAAAAGGAATGTCTCCAGAAGACTCTTTAAAAGTTCAATATAAAGGCGGACCGCTTGTTTATGAAACGTCTATGGCAGAATATGTACGAAATAAAGCTATGTTAGACGCAATGGGAAGAAAAACAAATTTATTTAATGGCCCATCTTTATTAAGTGAAGACAATATTAAATCAGATTTACCTTAACCGAACATATATTTATTAGCAGTATAATCTTAATAAATGATTAAACATTCAAAATATCGTAATACTGGAATTCTTTTTGAATTGCTAGTTCGACAAACTACCTCAGATCTGTTAAATAATACAGATTCTAAATCTGTAAAAATGCTAAAAAAGTATTTCTCCAATACCGAATTGGGAAAGGAATACAGTTTATATAGCACTCTATCTACTAGTAAAAAACTAAGCGAAGCAAAAGCAGAGATATTAATATCGACTTTGATAGAGCAATATAAAAAACTTGACTACGAAAAAATAAATAAGTTAAAGTATAATTTGATAAAAGAAATCAAAGCTAACTACGAATTAGATGATTTCTTCAAAGCTAAGATTTCTAATTATAAACAATATGCGTCTCTCTATACTATATTCGAATCTCAGAATAGTAAGTCTATAGATACAAAGCAATTGATATTAAATAAGATAACGTTATTAGAGCAATTAACAGATGAATCTATTGTTGATAAAAAAGCACCTCAATCTATAATGGAAGACTTCATGAAAGAAGACAAAGAGGTTAGATTATTAGCTTACAAAATGTTGGTAGATAAGTTTAACGACAAGTACGAAAGTTTAAGTGAGATTCAAAAGACTATTCTTAAGCAGTATATCAATAGCATAGCAGATACTAAATCTTTAACCATATATTTGAATGAGAGAATTGATGAAGTTAAAACAGAATTGAAAGCGTTATCAAAATTAACACCAGACAAAGTTTTAAAGATAAAATTACAAGAGGTTCTAAAACTTGTAAAACCTATAGAAGATAATAAATCTATAAAAGACGAAACAATTGTCGGTATACTTCAATGTTATGATCTAATAGAAGAAATTAAAAAAGCAAATGTCTAAACAAAAAAAATACGAATTTAATCAACAATTCGCAACTCTTAGATTAAGAGAGCATATTAACGAAGGTCGAGTGATGTTTACTATAGATGATGAAGATGTAGATCAAGCATTCATGAATCATTTTGAAGCTGACGTTGATTATATCCATGATGGTCCAGATGTTTATTATGTGACAGATCAGAATGAATTAGAAAGATTTGTAGATTATATAGAGAGTAAAGGTTTAAATGGAGATGCTATTCAAGTTCAACAATATTTTAAAGAAGAAGGCAGCGTTACAGGAGGCGAAGGTTATTTGCCTGCAATGGACGTTCCATCTAAAAAACAGAATCCATATAAAGAAAACAAACAAGAGTATTTTATTCAAGTAGATGTGAGAGATGCCAAAAATGCACTCGCAATTATTGATGATTCTTATTCATTAAGCAATTCTATAAAAAAGCGAGGATCAGATGTTTATACAACATATGATGTGATGGCTGCAGAAGAATTGGTAGATTCCTTAAAACAAAACGGAATAAGAAGTAAGAATAATGTCGAAGGATATGTAGATGAAGACGTTTTGTCTGGTTATACGCAAGATAAAAATTTCCGACCTGGACACACGAAAGATAGAGGAGGATTTCAATACAAAGATCTATGGGATCTTAATGAAGACAAAGTAATAGGAAAAACAAAATCGGGTAAAGACATTTACCTTGATTTTAATAACCCTGCTCATAAAGATTTTACTGCTGCGGATCACGACGACGCTTCTCAAGTGTTATTAACTGTTAAGTCTCAACCAGGAACGAGATCTAAAAATACAGTGACGCCTATGAGAAAGAAGGCCGCTAAACAACATTTTGACGCATCAAAAGCAAAACAAAAAGGAATAAGCGAAGCATACGATAAATCAAAGATTAAAACTAATGCCGACGAATTAGCTAGAGTAGAAGCCTATTATAAAGAAGCATCGGCATCTCAAAAATCACCAGCAGAAGCAAGAATAAAAAAATTAAAAATATTAGTCGGCATAGAGAAAAGAACCGGCAAAAAATTACCTGTACTTACATATGGAACAGATTGGTCTGAATATCTTAAAAAACAAAAAGTAAAAGATTCTAAAGAATTAGAAGCTAAATTATCAAAATCAGATATAAACGAAAATAAATTATCTGTTTTGAAAGAAATGAATCAAATAGTTGATGAAGTCTTTAGTCCAGAAGACTATAGAAAAGTTTTACAGGTAATAGAAAAGATAAAATACACCAATACTAAATTATACAATGCTATACTTGATATGATTTCTGATATATATCCACACAGCTATAGAGAAGTGGAAGCTCAATTGGCATTAAAAGAGAATTATAATAAGTTCAAAAACGAAACAAAAACTCGTACCAAACCAGAGCAATTTCATCAAGCTGTCAAATCTGTTAAACGCAAAGTAGAAGAGATCAATAAACTTTACGAATACATGGAGAGATTGAAGTTGGAATTGAGCGAAGGCAGCGATAGTTTAAAATACAAAAAATATACAGAAAACGCAATATTTAAAATAAAAGAAGCTGTTAAAGCTTTACACATAAAAACCAAGAAGTTAAAATAAATG